AGAGAAGGTGCCATATGACGCGACGATAACGACATCTTCACCTGCTTCCATTTTTTTCTTATGTTCTTCGCGAATATCTTGATCAATACCCCCATCAACGTAGTAGACTGTTTTATCACTTTCCCTGCGAAGTTTTTCATATATCTTTTTGCCATGTTCAATACGATGGAAAAGGACGAGACTATTACCCCGTACTCTGGAAATAATACTAGTAATAAAGTTAAGGCGGCCTGGTGAATTGATAACATAATTCTGCTCAAACTTAAAAACATCTTTGCTTTCATATCTGTTTTGTGACATTTCTCTAAACGCATCTTTAGTTGATTGCGGAGCATAGTCCATTTTTATAATTTTTACTTTACACCCTGCAATGTGGCCCTCATTTTGTAGATAGTTTGCACTAATCTCTGTGATTAATGGACCAGTGTATGCCATAAGTGTTAGTCTATCTAATGTACCTTCTTTTGGTATAGTACCAGATAAACCGTACTTGTATTCTGCATTAACACATTTTTGTAGGATGGTTTTAATAGAGGCTGATTTTGCCTTGTGCGTTTCATCTACAATAACTGCGTCAAATTGCTCGAAGTATGCCTTTTCTTTTTTAACAAGAGATTGATATGTACCAATAATAACATTTCTACCTGGCCTAATTTTTTGACCACTATAAATTTGTTGTACTTTAATATCTATTGCATTTCTGTAATTATAATCTAGGAAATCTTCACTAGCTTGTACAACCAAAGAAACGTTAGGTACAATGAATAGTATTTTTCCTGCCTTTTGCTTTTCTAGTAGATACGCAACTGTTAAAAAAGAGATGAGGGTTTTACCGGCAGAAGTTGCCAATTCACTTAAACATCTTTTAAATTTTAGAATATTAAATGCTGCCTCGATTTGATAGTCTCTTGGGGTAATTTCTGATTTTTCAAAGAAATCAATTGCCCATTCGGTAAACTTTTCTTGATTAATATTGGTATCGAATATTTCTGTAATACCTTCAAGTTTAAACTCAAATTTATAGTCCTTACATATACCCATGACTTCTCTCCATAAACCGGAAGGAATCCACTTATCATCTTTAATATAGGAAACATAGCCGTCCCACAACCCTTTTTTAACTAAGGGGTTGAAACGCCATGACTCAATCCTCTTATTAAGAGAAATATTGAGTTGTTCTAATTCTAATTCAGTTGCTGCATCAATACGAAGCAACTGTTTGTTTTCAGTTAAACTAAGCTCCACATTGTTAGAGCATTTTTATTTTTCGTTATAGATCTTTTAATGCAAGTCTATTACGAATGGCAAAGCCCATATTATCTAGGGTTTTAACCGAGTCTCTAAAGAATTCCACTTGGTTTTCTAAATGAGATAGTATCATATTTTCGTCGGCGAGGTCAGTTTCAATAAACTTCTCTTTTTGTTTTTCGCCTAGCTTGTAATCGTATTCATAATATCTGATATACGCTTCGCGGTATCTGACATTAACTTTATTCTTTTGTTCCTTAACTTTCATGTTTAAGTACGATATCTGCTCGACCAATGATTGGCGAGAAGAAAGAACTTCAGCAATAGTTTCTTCCATGGTGTTTAAGTTTCTTAAACTTTGAGATAGTCCTTTAATAATATCGGTCCACTCTGTTCTTTGACTACTTAATTTCCTATCTAATGCTAATATATTCTCTTTGCTCATACTAAAATAATGATTTCTTGTTAGGATCTGGTTTAATAAACTTAGAGATTATTTGTCTCTTTTTAAATTTAGGTTTTGGAAACTCTATGTCTGGTGAATTAACAGTAAGATCTAATGGTTGAAAATCAATTAAGAGTTTCATACCTTTAAATCTATCACTATCTCTTTGAAAATCGTCTAAGTTGTCTTCAACCATATTACTAATATCTTCTATACGTACCATAGATCCAATTGACTTGAGGTGAAATATTGATCGATCTTTTTGTGAGCGTCGATTTTAAGCTCAAAACATTTCAATATTAAGTCATTTAAATCTTTAATATTATATGTATCTAGCTTATTTTCCTTGAGAAATTTAGACCACATAAATACTGGTCGGCCTTTCTTGAGCTTCTCGGCCATCTTCTTTTTACCTGTTACATCATTATCAAACATGTACCTAACTGTTGGTATCTCATCAAAATCATCTGTTGATCTACCAGCGGTTGCTAACGCCAGTGAGTTAGTCATAAACTTAGCATCTAATGGACCCTCAAACATTGTAATAGGCCTCTGAAAGTTTAATTGCATAATACCAAATAACGTAGATATCTTAGTCAAGTTATTTAACTCATCGTTTGTCATATCTAGTGGTTTACCCATCTCTTCATAAATCTTAGGCAAATCATATGTTAGGTATCTTTGACCATAGCCTTTCATTCTACGTGTTTGTGCACCTATAATTTTATTATCAGTACTAAAGTTTAATATCCATAAACGATGCTCCCTTTCTGAATAAAGAAAATCATCTACTCTATTGTGTAGCAATCTTGCCTTTAATTGAAACCATATCCAGTCACCTGGTACTATTGGTTTTGCCTTAAAATGTTTTTTAAAATCATCAATATCAATTGCTAAATCATGGATCTCTGCAAGACCTTGGTGTTTTAGAACTGATTCAGGGTTTACCTGTATCTTATTTTGTTGAATATAGTCAATAACTAAAAAAGAGTCATCACTATTAGACATTTTAATGTCGTGATCCTTTAAAAAAGTATAAAGATTGGTGTGGTGGTTGCAGTTATAGCAATGGTATTGTAATGTGTCCCAGAATATATTACCACGTTTAGCAGTATCATCTTTGTGGGAATCGCCACAATAGGGACATGCAAGGGTTATTCGCCCATGCATGTCCTTTAGTAGCTTCTTGTTAGGTTCGGGATGTTTTTGGGATACTACTTCTTTAAGTGCGTATCTTATTTTATCCTTTAACTCTTCAGTAAGTTGTATATTAGATGTCGAGGTCATTCAAAAAAGAATCTAGATCATCATCAGATGAAACACTTGAAGTTGATTCTGTTTTTGCTGGAGCTTCCACTGGCTTTTCTGCTACCGCAGTTGCCGATTGTGTTGCTTTTTTAGGAGCACTCGATGTCATCTCAGCGATAGAGTTGCCTGGATTGATGTACATTCTCAATACGTCATTAACGAAAGATCTTGTATCTTCATCCCATGCTTGGTAATCATAACCCTTTAATGAAGGAGCAGCTTCTAGCTCGGCCTTAATTGTTGTCATGGTCTCTTTGTTACGCTCTGCTGGTACATCACCCATAATAATAGCTGATTTACTTGCTGAGAATTTAGACTTGTCATAGTTGTTATAGTCACCTTGGCGAGTAATAATCAACTCAAAGTTCTTACCTTCAAAAAGGTCAAATACTTGTGTTGGTTCACCAAAGTCTGGTTTCAATTCTGCATCAATCTTCTCTTTGATCTTGTAACCAAATTTGAATACTTTGTAAGTACCTTCTAGATCTGGATTTTGTGGATCTTTGATGATCTTGATTAGTGCATAATATTGCTGGCGTCTTTTCAATTTCTCTGAAGACTTGCGGTCAACAGCTGAATCTGATTTACGTAGCTTCCAAAATACATCTGCAATAGGACACTTCTCACCTACAGTTGATGGACTATCTACTAGTTTACCATCACCGCTTGAGTTAGTTAGCCAGTGTACGTATTTTTGGATTAGGGAATTACGAGGGTTTTCTGGATTAGGAACAAAACGAATTAATGCTTTGTAAGTTCCGTCTTTACCGTCGTCTGCGGTTGGTTTGTAGATCTCGTTAGTAGAACTACTTGCTTGTACTTGGTGCGTTTCTACGTCTTCTACACCTAAGTTAAAAATGTCAAATGAATCACTCATACCTTTTAGTTGTTTAAATTTTTAAATTGTTTACCTTGAAATTACTTTCAGTTCTTATAATCGCATACTAAAAAAAGTTTCAACTATTAGTCAATGTTAAAATACTATTACCGTTCTCTTTCCATCTACCGTCCTCGAGCTTAAGCAGCCCTGCTTTGTGGAGTAGTTCTTCACGCTCAGTTGTTGTGATCCTATTTTCTCGCACCATCGAAATGAGGGCTTTATTGAGATGGATGAGTTCAGTTGTAGCTAACATTTTAAATAATTGTTACTGTTTATTAGTATACTTATTATATATCTGGATTGCTTTTTGTTTCATCTGGAGCTTATTTTTATTTTTTTTTAAATAAATTGAAACAATTCTGAACAACTAGCATATAATAAATGTTCTTTAAGTCAGAGACAGATTAGGCTGGAGGGTTCGCCATAAAGGCAACTAGGAAATAAGCGTCGACTAGGTCGTCTAACGGCTTTGGAATCTTCTTCCCAACTTCAAGGTCTTTCACAATTTTCCACAAAGGACTTTTAGCTAAGACCAGGTCTTCATTCACATTTCTTTGAAATGCCTCAAACAACTGAAGCTTGTTCATATTACCTTTACCAGCAAACTTCTTAATGGTGGTCGGAGCCACGGTCATAATGTCTTCGGGGTTTAAGGTCTTTAAGAGTTTAAGTTTTAAGATTGCAGCACCGGCTGCCATGTCAATCATATTATTAGTCCCACCATTAGAACCATATGAAGTGCCTTCGAATCCAATAGTAAACCCATCACCGTCAAAACTGTTTTGTAAGACTAGGTTTATTATGTCATCTGCCATTCTATCGTAGCGCTTAACCTTGAGAAGTTCAGCACTTGAAAATGTTTCGTTATTTGTAAAGTCAGGTTGGTCAACTAGAGTAACATCATTTAATAGTGATATCTCTTCTTGAAGCTTTTGTTCGGCCTTTGTACCTGTTTTGGGTTTTATATAACTAATGAAATGATATTTCTTACCTTTATCATTATATAAGCAAATTCCTGGGGAATTAAGAGAAAAGTCTACTGCTAAAAAATTCATTTAGATTCTTTTACCAAGACTAGCACCTAATGCAGCGCCAACAAGTCTTGAAGTTAATAAATCATAGAAAATACCTTTTTCAATACCCAATACTTTAGCAACCATCTTACCAACTGATTTACCTAAAGCAAAACCAGTAAGACCGCCAATAATTGAACCAAAGAAACCTTCATTTGTAATTTCTTCATTAAGTCTTTCAATATCAAAAGTACCATCTTCGTTTTTATATTCTAACACGAATGATTCTAGTGCGGCATCGATCTTAGCCTCTAACTCAGGCGTCCATTCTTCTTGTAGACCCTCGTTAATAAGTTTGATATCCTGTTCTGTAACAGCATTTTCAACTAAGTATGTATTAAATGTTTTCATATTTTATATATCGTTTTTATTCTACTTCTAATCTTAGATTTAATCTATTGTAAAAAAAGGTGACCTCAAATGTATTAAAAGAAGACACGTTCTCTGCAAAATTCAAATTGAGTTCATTAATAGAATTCATAATTGAATCTGTAAATTCCATATAAGCTACCGATGCACCTTCAGAATCTAAGATTCTCAGAGTCAATGGTTCTATATGTGTTTGTTTAGTTGTCCTTGCATAATAATACAATAATGTATCCATCATAATCCAGTAATTAATAAAACCATCTAGTAACTGCATAGTCACTGTGAATTCTCTATTAACTACATTTTGAATTGGCAAAGCACCTCTATGATATCTTTTAGTACCATCATTATCTTCTTGTGATAGTGGATCAAATGAAACACCTGGAATATTAATACCTTGAATACTATAATTAACAAAATCAATAGGTTCTGATAATAATCCACCGGGTACTTTATTCAAATACTTCTTATACTTCTGTGCCACTTCCTCAGGAATAAATTTTCTGGGGAATTTAAAATCAAATGCATTATTTCTACTATTAAGAACCATACTTAGTTAATATTAAATTTACCAGATAAAATCATTGTATCATCCACGCCATTATTAACACTGATATAAAATGTTGAGTTCTTCATACCTCTAATAGTGTTTGCGTTAGCTTCACTAATTTTAAAAAGTACTTCACCTTCACCCATGTTTATATCTTTATTAGAAATGTGATTGAATTTTAATTTTTGTTTACCATCACCAAATGTCATAACTAAGTGTTCAGCATTTTCAAATGAAACCAACTCAACGTCATCCTCTTTTTTCTTAGCAATTACAAATTTATAATAAGATGTAAACGGTGGGATATTAATAACTAGATCACCTTCTGATTTAAAAGCTGACGTGTCTACCTCAGTAATACTCTGAGTCATGATATTTTCATTAGAATTATCAAATTGAATTTTAGCACTTGAAGCAATAACATTATGTCTTTCAACAAATGCCGGTACATATTTTACAGTTCTAGGTAAATTGTCTGTGAATATCCCTGCTACAATTTTGCTAGAAGCTAATTGTGGTAACACATTATAAACTTCTGTCAACTGATTCGGAGAATCAATTTTAAGTTTACTTAATCTTTTACCATACTTAGCAGCTTGATTAATTGATAAACTAGCTCTCTTTACAATCTGT